GCCTTACATTTCAAAAACTCTGCTTACCAGGCGCATTTCGCCCAGGGGATCACCATAATAAAATGCTGAGGCCTGGCCTTTGCGTAGTGCACGCATCACCTCAATACCTTTGATGGTGGCGTAAGCCGTCTTCATGGATTTAAATCCCAGCGTGGCGCCGATTATCCGTTTCAGTTTGCCATGATCGCATTCAATCACGTTGTTCCGGTACTTAATCTGTCGGTGTTCAACGTCAGACGGGCACCGGCCTTCGCGTTTGAGCAGAGCAAGCGCGCGACCATAGGCGGGCGCTTTATCCGTGTTGATGAATCGCGGGATCTGCCACTTCTTCACGTTGTTGAGGATTTTACCCAGAAACCGGTATGCAGCTTTGCTGTTACGACGGGAGGAGAGATAAAAATCGACAGTGCGGCCCCGGCTGTCGACGGCCCGGTACAGATACGCCCAGCGGCCATTGACCTTCACGTAGGTTTCATCCATGTGCCACGGGCAAAGATCGGAAGGGTTACGCCAGTACCAGCGCAGCCGTTTTTCCATTTCAGGCGCATAACGCTGAACCCAGCGGTAAATCGTGGAGTGATCGACATTCACTCCGCGTTCAGCCAGCATCTCCTGCAGCTCACGGTAACTGATGCCGTATTTGCAGTACCAGCGTACGGCCCACAGAATGATGTCACGCTGAAAATGCCGGCCTTTGAATGGGTTCATGTGCAGCTCCATCAGCAAAAGGGGATGATAAGTTTATCACCACCGACTATTTGCAACAGTGCCCGAAAACCAGCTCACATTCTGCGCGGATCAGCGCGTTTTTCTGTAAATCGAGGTTTTGATCCCCTGTAGAGACCCGTGCATAGCCAATCAGCACGATCTAACTCCTTGAAATAGCTGATTGTAAAAAGCCGCGGCCATTCGCTCAAACCCTCGTTTGGGCGAACGCCTTTTTTGGAGCAAAAAACATGGCCTTTAACCCGGAGCTGGGGAGCACGTCTCCCGCTGTGTTGCTCGATAACGCCGAGCGCCTGGATAAGCTGGTCAATGGGTCTGCGCTGACTGAACCAGACCGCGCAGGCGTTAATCTGGATACCTGGCGCGGAATGATGGCGAAAAACGATGAGGTCAGGCAGAACCTTATCCCGCTCAGCAAGCAATACCAGACACTGGCAGCGGCGCAGGCGGATATCGCGAATATCCCCGAGGGGAGCACCACGTATTACCGCAGCCCGGACGACATCGCCCTCGCGATTGAGGTCATGAACGTTGGCGGGACACTGCAACCTACCGGTCGAAAAATGCCATCACAGGAATATGTCGAACCTGTCGATGAATATGTGACAACCAGACTATTTAGCGAGGTGCTTCCAGGCATTCCCTTCCTTCTACAGGATGAGGAAAGCGGTGTCATTATGTTCGGCGAGGATAGTGGAGCAACTCACGTTCCAGGGTTATCACTGAAATACGGTTCCGATCTGGTGTATTCCGTCACACAAATACCCGGCGTAGCGCATGTTGAACTGGATGAAAATGGAAACGTTTTGCGTTGGGTTGACGACTCCGGTGAGACTCATGACGCCTCACCGGGTAGTGGTGCAGAACCTACACCCGTTGCGGTATCTTCCCCGGTTATTTCTCCCCAGGTCTATGAAAATGCCCTGGTGAGTGAGATTGGCTATAACCAGTGGATCAATAACGTCGCTGTGAAGTTCGGGCGGGATTATTTTTTCAGTGGCGTTCGGCTGGGGACGACCGGGCCTGAGCGAATCCTGGGAAACCTGGCTATCTGCCGCCGACAGGGTGAGCGTGGAAAATTTGGGTGCTATGAATTTGGCCCTCGCGCTGCTGTTCTGGGCGATACGGCATCAACGGACGACCATGATGCACCGTCGATTTTGCTCGATACGCGCGCCGGTGCTGAAGTTCCCATACAGATTTTTCAGTCTGATCACTCAGGGGCGAATGTCTGGCTTCGGAAGTGGTCATCGCAGACGTTAGATCCTGCGAATATTTCCGGGCCAGAGGTTGTATCTGACACGTCAAATATGACCTATGCCCAGTCCTACAGAAACCCATTTAATCAGAATGAGATTCTGGTATTTGCCCGTCGGGGATCTACGAATTCGGCGCGCTGGGTCGCACATCACTCAACAGACAACGGCAGGACATGGCAATCCAATGCATTTATCGGCGGTTCCGATTTGTATATGACCACTTGCCAGAGTGTGGACGGGAACGCCATTCATCTCGCGATCCAACAGCATCCACGTTCGACCGACACGCGCGTGTTATATATGAAAATCAAATGGAGTGATAAATCCCTCATCAATTATAGTGGAATCACAGCGCTGCCTGATATTATGACTTATGGATATATTGACCCCTTCTTAAATGGCATCCCTGATGTAGTCTTTGAAGCCTCTTTACCAACCAACACAAAACGGTTGTTTGAAGTCAAGGATGATGGAGTGTCGATATTATTTCTTATCGCTGAATTCAATGCATCCAACTATTCTTATCGACGAATGAAAATGTCACAGTTTTCGGGAGGGACACCTGTAATACATGATATAGGCGACTGCGGTTCTCCAATGAATAATGATGATGCGACGTTTTATGTGCCAGGCGGCACTATCATTTCTGCAACTGATGTTCTCGTTTGTAACTGGGTGAAAATTCCCGCCCTTGGTCAGTTAACCCGATATGTCTATGACGGTTCTGCCTGGAATGGGACCCTGCTGGACGAGGTTAAAGATGGCCGGAAAATCTGTAGGCCGCTGGTTTTCCGAGAATACTATCAGGACAATGGCATCCTGAAATACCATGATACAAATACTGTCGTCTACTTGCGAGGGACATATAACGCCTATCGTGATTTCGATTTAGATGCTGTATTAATAAATATCTGAGGTTCACATGACATCAATTATTAAAATGCGCGGTGCTGTGTTGGCAACCCCTGTGCTAACACTGAATGATATTCCGTTCTCACGCCAGAAATGTATTAACTGGCTGGGAGCTGACAGCGTGACAATTTCATAGTATGGGGTTGAGTCAATCAATGATTACCAGAATGGTCAGGTTTATCCATCCATTGATACAGCAGCCAGAACACGTGTTTGTAAGCAGGATACAGAAAACGGAATTAATGTGCTGACCTTCAGCCCGGAAAACTTTCCGGTGAACACCATTAATGCCTACCGGGTTCTTAACCCTCAACAGTTTAATGCAAAAGACGCACTGTCTTTCGCAATGCTTATCAAAGCCGAAGCCAGCGATTACACGTCAGGATACAGGGCTATTTTTCATATCGGTATGAATAATAATGCAGGCTCTAACGTACCAATGATCCGCCTGCAATTCACCAGTGATACTGCGTTCGGAATTGTGGCGCGGCACTCCTCGCCTGAAGAGACGGCAGAACAGATAGGTATCAATGGGCTTAATACAGGATACAATGTATTATTCGTTGAACTCGATTATGTTAACAGGCGTATCAGGACCAAACTTAATGACGCGCCGGTAGTAACACGAACAGCATTCCCGGGATCCAGCGGGCAAAATGTTGTATCTGCGTCAGCTGTAGTTGGTTTGGCTGGATACCTTTCGGCATCAGGACAGGCGGGAAGAACAACGATGTTCTCGGGCAAGGTGAGGGAAATGAGTATTTTTTCTGGTCCTCTGTCAGATGCGGAAATTACATCTGTTACTGACTGGTTACAGAGTAAAAAGGTTTTACTGAATAATTAAAAATACTCCCCGGTTTCAACCGGGGATGTATTGTTAATTTACTTTCCAGCTGAGAAGGTAGCCAGTGCTGCCATTGAGAGCTCTTTGTGCCTCAATGTTTTCATTTACCCACCGGGAGATCATGTCGTCACGTTCATACGGATTTAAGCTCTCCCAGTTATCCGACTGTCTGTAAAATACTACGGTTACGGAAGAAACAGTGTCGATTTTAACAGTAATCCGCGTCATACCGTCTGTCCCCTGCCTGTCATGATATTGATGCCGAGTGCAATGGCGGTCGCGATATCCCCCGCAGTAAATTCATTACCCCAGGCGCCGAAGAATCCAATATCTCCCTTCAGCATTGACGAACCAGCGGCACTGGCTCCCAGCATGAGGGGGCTACCCGCCACGTTTGCAAGGTAACCTGCCGGGCTGGCGGCGATTGCAGTCCCATCTGACAACGTTAATTTGTGATTGCGGTTAGGAGAAATGACACCGCATGCCACATACCACTTATTGACGATAATACTCATCCCTGACTGATAATAAATGCCCTGACTTCCGTCAGGCCATCCTACCCGCAGCTCAAGCCGCTGCCCGGTCGGGTTGAATGTAATGGCAAAACCATGACCTGATCCGGGCGTCAAATCCCGGCAATCGAGCACATACTGAAATACATCAACTGCGCTCAAACGAAAGGCCGTCAGGAAGGAAAGCCCTGTCAGTCCTGGCTCTTTAAACGTGGTCTGACTGCCAGCGGTTCCGGGGAATTCGAGCCCGTATTGTTTCAGTTTCTGCACACCCTGCTGCACAGAAAAACCATGACGCGAATTATCCACCGGGGTCAGTAAATCAAATGCAACTTTCGGATTTGCTATTGCTGACAGAGGCGAAGATACAGGCTCAAAATGCTGTTTCGCCCAGTCAGTAATAATTCCGTCTGCATTTAATAAAATTCGTGTTCCGTTACCCATTTATTATTCCTCAATAAAAGCTTTTGCAGGAAGGTTTGGTGCTTTAGCACTTTCTCCGATCATTTCGTTTCCTGAACCACGCAATGTGCCTGGATAGGTTGCGCCACTGGCCGGGTTCAGCCATGAACAGCCCGTCACCAGCGTTTTATCTGCAGCGAAATAGGTCACACCCGACGCATCAGGGATCAGCTCAATATCAGCACTGGTGACCCGGCAGCGGTTGCCATTGCCGTTGGTGTAGACCCGCGCCAGCTTGCCGCCATGAATATCGACAACAGCTTTTGCGCCAGGAGTATGGATAATTGCCGGGATGCAATTATCCAGGGTAATCCGCGGTATCCAGCTGTAATCACTGTTCAGGTAATCAGTGGTCCAGTTTGCCGCGTCTCCCGGAATATCGACGGTCTGGGCTGCGGCCAGCTCGATGGACGGATTGTTGATAACGCTGTGCAGGTTGCGCAGTGTGATCCGGGCGTTCGTCCCGTCGCTGCCCTTTTTGTTGCGTGAGCCCACAGTGTTCTGATACAGGTCGGCAGGCAATTTGATGCCGCACATGACAGCGTTCTGTATTGGCTGGACGTTAATAGCCGTCATTCCATCAACGGTGATATTGTCGGGTAGCAGCGTTTTACGTCCGGTTACCGCGTAGTCGGTAAACTGAGAACGTAAGGCCGTAACAGCGCAGAACTCAAAATTGTCATTCGGTCTTCCGGTCTGGATGCCGGCGAGATCAAACACTATATTGCGGATGGTGATGGTAGGCGGTAGTTTGCTGTCGATGCCCTGATCAAGAGAGTTGGCCGAATCGATAATTCTGACAAGGTCAAATGACCGGGTCGTGTTGTACCATGCTGGTAGCCCTCTGTCCCACATCACCGTGACACCATCAATATTGAGAATGCCATCGCAGTCACTGGCATAGTCCTGCCTCATGCCGATGGCGTAGTTAAGGAAATACTCCACTGCATCGCCACTGGTGCGGGTGATATACAGACGAAGTTTCTCTATCGACCACTCATTACCTCCCTGCAGGTTAATTTGCCTGCCTTTCACAGTCAGATCTTTGAAGAAAACATCGTACCCGAAGCTGTGGAAATCAACGCGGTTAAACGTATTTCTGTTGCCGTATAAACCCTTTATTCCGTGATGCCCCTGAAATCCCCAGCCATGCAGTCCGTAATAGTTATCGATATGCACGTTGCAGGTATCTCGAATGCAGATGACATATGAGCCGTTCTCCGCCGGGTGACAGGTGGTTTCTCCGTATTCGCAAAAGACGTCAAAGACTTCGCGAGCAGAAATAACCACGCGGCTTTCGAGACTTGTTGAAGCTGTTTGCCACGACGTATGCACCAGATTTTTAATGCGCACCATCGGCCTGGAAACTTCGATATTCAGGAATCGACGACTGTCGCCCAGCTCAATAAAATGCGGGCATTCAAATTCCAGAAAATCATCTTCTTTCGGGATAATCGCAGCGTAGCCAATTGAGCCGGTCGGAATATCTTTCACAATCCGTTCCGTCAGCGCGCCATTTCTACCAATACGGGAGAAATCGCGGTATAAAACCCGGTCACGAGGGTTATCCCTGTTTCCGTTTCGGTAAATCTCCACTTCATTAGAAAGCGCATAGAACATCCCGCCGTAATAAGGATACAGTTTCGGATACGGCAAATAGTTAGAGCCTTTTTTCAGGTACTGAGAGTAACTGGTGTTGAACGTAGCCAGCTCAGCAGGAGTGAGTTCAATACGTTCTTTCCCCTTGATATTGAACATACGTTTTGGCTCAGGCGCTGTAGGATCAAGCAGTCGCAGTGGTCCCCAGCGGATTTCGTTAACACCTGAGTCAGCGGAGGTAAAAATTATCGACCCTCCGAGTGACGTTTTTGTCCGAACCTCTGCTTCATGGTCAACTAATACCAGGAAGGCACCATCATTCTGACGAACCGGGATATTGAGCAGGTTCGCATAACGATGAGCATTCTGGATAGCGGCATCGGCAGCTTCAACACCAGACAGGTATGCTATCGCGGATGAACGGTTGCCCATCGCCAGGGCGACCTGCACAGCAAGGAGCGTAGCACCTGGAACACGGGGGGCCATAAACATGTCATAGCTGACAAATTCCGCCTGGCGATACCAGCGGCGTCCCAGCACATCGACCAGTATCCCGCCCGGTATTTCCCCGGAGGTCGTATCATCCGGGTTGACCACGAAGCGGCCGCCGGTACGCTGACCTACGACATCCCGCACCGTTGCTGTGCCTGTGTAGTTGCGGATGGAATCATAGTCCGCTGCCGTATCGCCTGGCTCAATCGAGCCGCCACCGCTGCCGCCCTCACCGAAACCGATCATCGTGCCGTCATTCCGTTGACCACACATCACCAGACCATTTCGATAGTAGATGACAAAACGCCATCCATCCGGCGGATTGTTATCAATGATGCTGCCGCCAAACTCTAACCCGGCATCTGAAGAATAGAGCTTCTGAAATTCATCAGCATACAGTCGCCCGTCTTTGTAGCCGAACGGTGAAAGACCATTTTTAAACACCACTGAAAATGGGTTTTCGCCCTGGCTGTCTATTAATCCCCTCACTGAATCTACAGCCTGACTGGACGGCATTTTTCGTCCGGTTGCGGTCAGCGTCCCGCCAACGTTCATGACCTCGATCGCGAGGGCGCTGTCGTCCGGGCTGCGGTAATACGTGGTGCTCCCCTCGGGGATATTCGCGATATCCGCCTGGGCCGCCGCCAGCGTCGCATACTGCTTGCTGAGCGGAATGATGTTCTGCCGTATCTCATCATTTTTCGCCATCATCTGGCGCCATGAATAAAGAGGATCACCGCCACGGTCGGGAACATCTGCGGCTGGCCCATTGACCAGCTTATCCAGGCGCTCGGCGTTATCGAGCAACACAGCGGGAGACGTGCTCCCCAGCTCCGGGTTAAAGGCCATGTTTTTTGCTCCAAAAAGAGGCTTCGCCCAAACGAGGGTTTGAGCGAA